AAACTATCCCCTATGTCCATGCCTTGAAACGGAAAGAGCCATACTGGTTCTTCAATCATCGTCAGTAACTATTAAATCCTCTGGGAACTGTTGATGAAACCAATACAGATAGGTAGGGTCTAGGTGGATTGCACTCTTCCAGCCTGTAGTTAACCTGCCCTTCTTGTCGTCAAACAAGATGTTCTTCTGTTTCATATCAAACTCAAACTCACGGGTATTAATCTGGCGTGTATTAAGAAACTTCTTAAACTCACTCTTAGATACTTGCAACAAGCTCTTATCGCTTTCAATACGTGCCACAATTGAACCTCGTGGTTCTCCTACAACCTTGCCGCCTTCCTTAAGAACTAAGGTCTTATCTAGGTTGGCATAAACAAACTCAGTGACTAAAGATTGATAATCAGTCTTGTTAACCTTAACTACGTTGTCTTTGATGTTAATCATATCCAATGTAACTTGGTGGTAGATACGTTCCAAGTCTAGGTCAAGCAACTTCATCTCATTAACTACAATCTCACCAGCTGTCATGCAGATAGACATCAAGTTTACGTAGAAGCGGTATTCAGTACTGGCTTTAAAGTCGTACGTAAATCTTTCCCGCCACTTTTCTTCAATTGCCAAGATATAGTCATCGCCAAGCTCCAAGACCTTCTGGATGAATGGTATGCCAGCATGCCCATAGTTAGTACGTAGCGGGTCAAATATCTTACGACCTAGTTTTAAGCCTTCATCACCGTCCAAGCATTCGGCTACTCGTACAACAAACTCAATCATACGAGCCTTCTCACCGTCAGCACTACCTTTGATAAGCTCAAACTTACTGATAGCTGACTCGTTAGTAGTCATCACGCAAATTAACGATGCCGACATCTCGTGCTCACGTTCAGCATTTACTGAGGACTGCATACGAATCTTGGCTTTACCGTGTGATACTTTGTGCACTAACTGAGACAGAACTTTAGGGTCTTTGTTACCAATCTCGTCAACGCCAAGCATCATGTTGTGGAACGCTAGATAGCGCCCAGTCATACCGTTATCGGTTGCTTCGAATACGCTAGAGTCTTTTGGATTGCCAAACACACTTAATCCTGCGTACATAGCTCCAGTCTTAGCCGCACCAGAACGACCAAGAAGGCTTATAGTCACGCCTGAAGTTGACGTATAACACATCAAAGGAGAGGCAAAACCAGCCAACAACGTGAATGCGTGTAGCTCTAAACCATGACGGTTAAGTTGATTTGCGCATTCCTTCCATACGTCGTAACTGCCCCCCGGCTTAAAGTATTTAGCTGTACCCTTTAGATATGGTGATGATGGCGCAGCTTGCACTTCACCTTTGTGAGTTACTTCTTTTGTACCAATAACAAAACTTCTATTATCCCAATCAGTCTCATTAGCTCTTTCAGCAGTCCAGCCCATTTGCATGCGCATCATGTCAGCCTTGTCGTTGCTGACCATGAACTGTCCCCACTTAACTATGTAATTCATAACGTGACCCATATTCTCTATATCGTAAAAAACCCCGTTCGACGACATCAATGATTTAAAATGTTCTTGTGCATAAACATGTTTCATTGGTACAAGAAATTCACGGGCAGGGTCATTAGGAAGAACTAAACGCATCTTCAAGCACTCACCATCTAGCGGACTGTATAGTCGCTGAATTGGATACATATCATGTGCCAAGATACGGATAGGGTCATCCTGATGTTTAATACCTTTCTTGTCTACTTTTGGGGGCGGCATAAAGTACACGCCACTTTTTTCTCCTCGCATGAATGGGTACAAGGCTTCTGGGAAATCAGGAACTGTTTCGGTATGCGGTGCCTCCCAAACTGTGTCCTCTTTATTTGTCTTGGCTGGTTTGAATTCTCTTCCAAGCTGGATTGGGCTAGTGATTTTTCCTCTGTGTGGGCATCCTGCGCATCCCTCAGAGAAGTTTGAAGCGAACCAATCGCAGGTTCTAGGTCCTTTAAGTCCATCGTTGTATGCCTTTTCTTCGGTCTTGTTATAGTCGTATTCAGGGTGTTCTTCTGACATGGCATGGATAGCTTCCTTGCCGTCATCACAACGTGATGCAATACTTAGCCCTGCTACCCATAGGTCGTATGGTGCAGTTGTTTGGTCGGACAGTACGTCAAATATCTGTTTGCATCCAGTGCCTGTAAGACTTCTCTCAGCGATGGTAAAGAAGTTTGTGCCGAAGTTATCTAACCCCAACATCTCCTTCATCTCATCATCTAAACCTTTCTTAACTGAGCCCAACACATCAAGCGGTTTGGCCGCTGGCTCTCCTAAGAACTCTTTAAACTCTTCAAACGAGTACATAGTAATCTCGTCGTCATAGAATCCTGTCGGGTCAGGTGGGTCATTACGGTAGTTAAGTGAATCTGGATAGCGCATTAAACGCGCCGCGTCTGCCGTAACTGCTGGGTCAATAAACATATGCTTTAGGCACAGGTCTTTAAACTTTTCAGCGTAGGGCTTCCACTCAGCGTAGGGCACCTCGTCATCAAATATCCAGTAAGCGTGGATACCACGACCTGAATTAATTTTAAATGGAGCAGGAAGACCTGTGTCTTCTAAGAATTTCTCTAGCGCTGCAAAGCCAGCTTCACGGTCTGGATAGCCCTTGTTCTTCTCAACATATACCTCGCCAATATCTAAGTCAATAAAGAATGACTTGACGGCTACAGATTCAGCAGCCTTGCGAGAGAAGTTTTCAAAAGTTCCTGGGGTTACATATACGTTTAGTTCTTTGCTCTTGTGTCTTTCAGCTAGTGTGAATATCTCATCGAATGTTTCTGTATAGCGGTTAGTAATAATGCCGTCTTTACTAATGCCAGCCACACAATAAACACCCTGCTTTGGTAGTAATTTCTCGTAGAATTGTTTTAACATTTTTAGCAGAGTCTAAAAAGCCGAGTCTCCTCGGCTAGTTTATAAAGGGGGATTACTCCCCCGCCTAGTTTTTTAACGGTTCACCAATCATGTCCTCTAAATATCGTTTGGCATCAATAAGATTCTTCGCTGGCAACAAACCCTTCACGATGTCTCCCTCAACCAAATCCGTAAACACTTCAGCTAACTGACGGTTTTTATCCCGAATCGGTTTGCCACGGAACCAGCTATAAACTGTCATCCTAGAAACTTTTAAAGTTTGGGCAACATACTTTGCTGGTAAGTTTGCTTTTACGCAGGCGTGTGCTAATGCTACCCCTGTTCTATTTGGGTCAGCTCTATACATCTCTAAAAGAAACTCTTCGCTATATGTCCGTGGCATTCCTAATCCTTACTTCTTAGACCATTTTTTAACAATGTCTGAAACATCAGACGCTTTTTCACCAGATGCTTTAGACTCGCGTTTTACTGGTGGTGCTTCTTCATCTTCTACTGTCTCAGTAAGAGTTGACTCTGTAGCGGATGCAGTACCTTCGTCTATTTGGTAGACGTTTAACTTGATAGCCGCTTCAGCCGCAGGGCTCTTAGCTTGACGTGCAATTATTTCTAAGTCGCTTTCCTCAACTGCACCTACTGGAGAGAACAATACCTTTGGTGTAGGAGCTTTTGTATCGAAAGCCATCTTAGTAACCACTCGGCCCGCTGACACATTGTGTGACGCTAAGTGCTGAATGTACGGACGGAACGGGAACTTACCATTATCTTCTTTACCAAAAGCTGACGTAGCTGGAAGAACCAACTGCATAACATCACCCGCTGGGTCATTTGGTAATACAACTGCAGTTCTCCATGAGAGTTTGCACTTTGTACCAATACCGTTATCGCCAGAGCCTTTTGCGCTCATCGGGCAATTTAAACAACTAGATGCTATTGGAGTTTTAACTTCGGCATCAGGCTTCTCAGAATCTGCTGACCAACAAGCTGGGCTAACTTTCTCGCCCTCTTTGTAGCCCTTGTCATAAAACATACGAGATGCTTTGTGCGCCATCTTAACAATGATGACGTTCATGTGGCGGTCTTCGATGGCACCAATCTCTTTACCACCTGCGTACTTGCGGAATACTCCGCCCTTGATTGAGATACGCTTGCTACCACCCTGACGGGCGCCACCAGCAACGGCTAATGTATCTTCATCCAAACCACCTGCTACTGCCAATGCGCCTAGTGCGCTTAAGTTCACTAATTCATTACTCATTTTATATATCCTTTATTAACTAAATTTAACTAAATTGACGACGTTGGTTTGCGGACTTGAATCGCAAATTCACGCATCACATTCACCCCAGGCGGAAGACCATCGTCCCCATGCTCGGACATGAATTGCTTAAAGTTCGATTGGTGTACTCTCCCCTCGAACAGCTCTGGAGCGCCTTGCTCCATCACAAATTTATTAAAGTTTTCTCTGTCAGACAAAGTAAATCTTTCATTAAGTTTTTTAATCACTGTGCCGTATTGCGTTTTAATACTAGTGGCATTAGTATCGTTGCATACCCCTAGCATTGACTGTTCGATGAGGACTAACTCTTGCTTCAATTCTTTGTCCTTCACTTCCCACTCAGCTTCCAGTCTCTCACGCTCGCTTCTAATTGTCAAGTATATCTTTACTAATTCATCAAGGTTTTTCATTATCTAATCCTATCTCTCTACGGTATAAATCAACTAATTTTTCATGACTGTCTACCTTGCTCTGCAACATTTCGTACATTTTGCGTTCTACTTCAGACCCTTGTAGGTGAACCACTGTCATAGAATTCTTCTGACCGACACGGTCAATACGGGCTACGCACTGGATGTAAGTTTCAACGCTCATGACAGGAGACCAAAACACGATGGTATCGGCGGCTGTCAATGTTACGCCATGTGATGCAGCTTGCGGTTGAATAACTAATACGCGGGGGTGCTCCATCGTTTGAAAGCGATTGATTATGTCCGCTCGTTTTGTTGCACTGACTGAACCTTGTATTATTTCGTTGGTTACTCCTTGTGAGGTTAAATGGTTGGATACAAGCTGTATAGTGTGGCTATACGGCACAAAAATAATTACTTTGTTATCTGTTTCTTCAATGACTTCCATCAAGGTATTCATGCGAGGCGATACGTCGAATTCAACGACTTCATGTTCGTCTGTATAAACAGCACCCCCTGAAATCTGTAATAGCTTTGTTAACTTTGCTGCGGCATTCACTGCACTAATCTGCTCACCTGCGGCTTCAACAAGCATCTGGTCACGTAAGGCTTTGTAGTACTTAGCTACTTGTGATGTAAGCGGGGTGATGCGAGTTTGATAAACCAACTCAGGTAAATCTAGACACTGCTTCTTCTCAAAGCGGATTGCTGGTTGCAAAGCGTTATACACAATGTCTCTTGAGTTCTTACGAGGCACCCACTTGAAGCGTGTAATCTGTTGCATTACAGTATCCCGCCATGAACCAAAGTACTTCGGTACATTTCCAGGTGCTACCAATCGTGCTAGACCAAAAGCATCGAGAGGTGACTGAGAAGCTGGAGTGCCTGTAAGCATCCAAAGGCGAGTTGATGGCATAAGAATTTTGTTTAAAGTTTTCCAACGTTTGGTTGTAACTGTTTTATAAGCGTTAGCTTCATCAATTACTATTAGGTCAAACCCTACTTTACATATATCTTCTAAAACAATTCCCACTCCATCGAAGTTAATGACGGTAAAGTCGTACTCTCCGTTGATAATTTTCTTGCGTCGGCTAGCATCCCCATAAGCGACAGCAACGGTTCGGTGCATCGCAGTTTTGAATACATCTGCCTGCCATGCCGAATACATAATAGACAGTGGGCAGATAACTAAGACTTTCTTAATCAAGCCTTTGTTTATTAGATAATCAGCCGCCCATATCACTGATGAAGTCTTACCTGTACCCGCTTCGTTAAAACAAAACGCGCGGTCTCTGATGGTTAGGAATGAGGCAGTAGTTTTCTGGTGGAGGAATGGGATGTACATTCCTGGCCAGTTGTAATCTTTTTCTATCGGTGATGGTACTTCTTTTGGATATACTTTTGCTAGGTGTTGCATCTCCTCGATGCCCCAATAGATAAGCACATCTGCGTGAGTGCCGTTATCTGAGATTACTTCACTACGTTTTAAGTAGTCTGTAATTAAATTTGTTCTGTCAGACGGAATAGTTATTTTAACCGCTGTGTTTTCTACAATCTGCATACTGTCCTTAACTAAATTTAACATGACCCCTTACGGGGGTTAGTCGACTAGACCACATGCCAAGGAGAAGTATGAAAGAGCTACTTCAAATGCACTGCCTAACTGACGTGGTTTATTAAGAGGATTAACCTAAACCCGTAGCTGCCCACTCACGCCTAACGACTAGCTACTAAACACACCTGCTATTTTTTCTTGCGTTCTCTTTTGCTTGTCTCAGAAACTAAGTTACCTTTTGAGTCACGCTTGAACGAACGGTTTTTAGAGGCAGTTGTAATGTAAGTACCATCACCATTACTACCCCCTTTATCTAGTGCTTTGCGATGCGCTACGTCTTTACCAATACGACGAGGAGATTTTTTAGTTACTGTTCCTGTATCTTCTTTGTCAATGGTGCGTCTAGCACGTTGGCGCTCCATACGTCGCTCGTGTTCGCCTCGCTCTTTCTCTTGTTCGTATTCTTTTTTGTACGGTCTTGGTTTGTTAACGTAAGCCATTATCTTTCCTTATGAAATTCGCAGGTCTTCACGGGACACCAACTACATAAAGGTGTTGGGTTAGTCTGCCATACATCATTTTCGTATGAAAGCTCTAGTCTTTCAAGGTCTGGTTTGAAATGACCCCATAATTTTTCAGCGTCATCTCTTGTGTATTCTTCGGATAAGAAACTATCATGCATCACAAACAACAACCCAGCCTTAATCTTCTGCACTTCAGGGAAATGGGCGAAGGTCATCAAAGCCATAAGTTTTAGTTGTTTAGGTTCAGGGTACTTATTACTTCCAGTTTTATAATCAATAATGAAGGCATGTTCGCCATCCACAATAAGCAAGTCCACAATGCCACGAGCCCAATAGCCTTTACCGTAAGGACTAGCGTTACCTTCTTTATCTAGACCCATCTTGTATTCAGGATATTTAGTGCCTTCCATGTTAACGAAGACATCAAGTACAGGCTTGAACCTCTCATAGTTCTTAGCTAAGGGTTTACCCTCACCTACATAGTCTTCCAAAGCCTTATGCACTTCGTTGCCGTAAAGCATCTGAGGTGTCATGGATTTTGTGAAGTTTTTCAACACCTTAACCTCTTGATACTGACGAGGACAGTTGGTGTAATCCTTAAGCGATGAGAAAGACCATGTAAAGTTCATTTTGACATATTACCTTATTTAAGATTTAACTGCTAAGTTGTTTTGACCCATCTCAGTAATGGTATACCCTAACCCTTCCAAGTGGTTGAACAATGCTTTGCGCTTCTCAGGGAACTTCCAAGTCCACGCTTCAAAGATAATCGGCGGGTAGTTGTTCTCACGCAACGTATGCTCCGCACCTTGAAGCACCTGTAACTCATGCCCCTCTACGTCAATCTTGATTAGGCGAACCTTCTCGTACTGCATAGAGTCAAGCGGAATGATTATCATGCGCTCGGTAACACCCTCAGACTTAACTTCGTAGTTCTTTAGGCGAGTATCAAAGTCAATACTGAATGCGCCGATATTGGTTTCTTCAGCATAGTTTGGTAACACATAGCTAGTGATGCGCTGCTCGTTACTCAGTCCAACATTGTGCGCATATACATTACTTAGTCTGTTCAAGAAAGTATTGGCACATAGCTGGTAGTAAACAATACGTTGTGGTTCGAAAGCTTCAAACTGTAGGTGAGGATTTCGTTTTGCAAGAGGGACAACATAACTACCAAGATTAGCCCCAATATCAAGAACAATACCGTCAGTGTGTTGAACCAAAAGGTTATTCGATAGCTCTTGAAGCTCAGCCTCATAGCCACCACTGCGGACAGCATTGCTAACAACATCATTGTGCTTAAAAAGAGCATAGTTCAAGTCTCCGTCTGTGGCTAGATGTATTTCAGGTAGGCTCATTTAAGATTACCACCCGCTTTAATGATGTCGCCACCATACACATACGTACCAACGTGGTCTAACTTAATGAATGGGTTAGCGTGAATTTTGCCACCGTTCTTGCGCCATAATTCGCAAAAGTGATAATCCTCGGACAACAAGCAACCGCTTTCATCAATACTTGTCGCAAAATATTCTTTTACTTCAGGCTTTAGGTAGTTACCGTCAGGGCCCTTAACTGTGCTTGGTCTGTATGTAGGAACTTTATCTGCTAAGTCATCAAAGACTTTGCGCTTGATAAGCATGAACCCTGTACCGCCATGACGTACCTCTACACAACCTGATTCGTCTGTGTGTAGTTCTTGCCCTAATTCATGCGCAAAGTTCAATACAAAAGCACCTGAGTAATCTTTCAACCCTGTAGTCTTGCCTAGTGATACAGCCTTCTCAACTGCAACCCAATCAACTTCTTTCTTTGGGTAGATACCACAAGCGATGTCTTTATCCGCCGCCATTAAAGTAGCTACTGCTTGCCCATCAAAGCCAATATCAGCATCAATGAACATTAGGTAGTCCATCTTTTGTTCTAAGAAGATGCGTGTCAACTCATTACGTGCACGAGTAATCAAAGACTCATTACCCATCTGCACGAAGTAAACCTGTACACCAATAGACTGCATTTTGTTAATGGTCTGTAATACTCCAACCATAAACTGCCCTGTACACATACCGCCATACATAGGTGTTGCAATCATTAGACTTGGTTTATTTTTGTTAATTGTTACTGTTTCAATACTCATTTTTACTCTCCATAAATGCGTTTAATCTCCGCATAGTTTTTAATAAATCGGTGACTGTTTACCAAGTCAAAGAACTCATGCTCAGTTGCTTGTTTGTGTGTTTTAACTTCCATTTCATACTTATCTTTAGGTATTAACATGTATTGGGCAATTGGTGTGCCCGCCTTAATTAAAGTTTTACCCTTCATAATGTGCCACATAAATTGTGGATTCATCTGCGCAGGTCCCTGCTCGTGGCTAAAGAATCCATTAACCGTAGTGAATCTATTCTCATCAGCATATGCAACAGGCATTTCAAGCAAGTAATAGTCTTTTGGCACCACGCATCTCCACGGTGATTGTATTTTTAACAACGTGCGAAGTGTATTACTTGGCCAATTCTCCATGTAGTTTGCTAGTTGTATGTCGGGGTGAAACCCAATGTAATCCCCCGCTTGCCCGTTTAGTTTCTTTTGGTCAATCGCGCTAGTCCACTCAAACCTACTTCCGTCACCAAAAGTTTCAATGGTTATGTCTTGCCACGTACGCATAACCCAACCGTGTCTTTGCAAATTAAATATTCCAGGGCATTTAGCAGTGTGTACTTGCTTCTTCATGCCATACTCAGGCTTTTGTCTGTCGGCTTTAACCTCAGCTACCGCTCTGTTTACCCAAGGATACCTAATTGTCTTAGCCTCTACCATAGGCATGAGGCGTTCAACTCCAGGAATTAAGCACTCAAAAACTACTCTGGGTTTTTTAAAGAAATTCATTTATTTTTCCTTAGTGTAGTAGCTAAAGTAAACCTGTAATGAGGGGCAATCGGTGCTTGTGGTCGTACAGAATGATGCAAACTACCATCAAACACAACAACCCTGCCCGGCTTAACGTTGACTGCTTTAGTAACTTCTGTTTTGCTATCGTTGTAGAACACAGTTTCCCCGGCCCAATCAGCGTGCCAATTAACATTAACGTAATACAGGACAACTATGCAGTCGTGATGCGCGTGTAGAAAATTAGAATCACTCGGCACGGATAGGTTAATCAGCGCTCGTGCAAACTCATGGGTCTTAAACAACTCGCCAACTTCCGTGCCTTGAACTGCTTCAACAAACTTACTATTAACCAAGTCTTCAGGCGAATACTCAGAATACATATACTGATGTGGCATTGTTTCCAAAGCGGAACCGTCTTGATTACCAATACGAAACATTGAGTTCTGTACGTAACTATAGATGGCTTCTCTGTAAGAAGGCGCAACCAAGTCGTCGTATACCTTAATCATTTGTAGTCCCTTTCTAAGTATCTCTGCACAAGGCGTGCGAATGTTTCAAATCGTCTTATCTCGTTACGTGCATAGTTTGTCGGGAATCCCGATTCAAATGCCCATAAAACAATCTGCTCTCGGCTAATCGTTTCGTTCTCTTTCTTTTCGTTCTCGTTGCTCACGTTGTTCCCTCTGCTGTTCTTGCGGTGTCATTCTTGTTGCTTCCATAGATTGTTGCTGATTTCTTTGCCAAGCATACTGCACACTTCCATCTACGGTGTTGTTTGCTTGACGTTGTTACGAGTTTGAACCCATCTTCGGGTCTTTCTCTTCTACACGACGGACAGAATTTTGTTTGCACTTGTCTTCCTCTAGCTCTTCATTTAGTTTCTTCAGGTGGATGCTCCGTGCTATCCACTTGTTGATGTACTCTCTCCACTGATGGTCTGTCATCGCTGACTTTATTTTTTCCGAAGATTTCGTCATAGTTACTCCGATACTGCTCAGTTGTTTTCTTTTGATTCTCGTTCATTCTTTTCCTTTCTTAATTCTTTAATCTCTTCAAGCATCCTTTCCATCTGGTCTGCACAGTAGCCAAGAAAAGGAAACTTGGTTGTTCCGTTAGCAACACTACGTGCCAATCGAATATCACCTTCAACTGTGTGTATGCTCACCTTTCTCATTTCCTCAACTCCTTTAAGATGCACTCAAGACGATACACAATCACGATGAGGCAGATTAAAATAGCCCAACTCATTTGACAATGCAGGTGTAAGCCAGCTTACCAACACGGAACTGCTTCATAGTGTCGCAGTCTTGTTGTAGCTGATAGGTAAACGTAGCATTAGTCACTATACTGCCGATGGCAAATCCAACCATTAGCACAATTAAAAAGTTTCTTAGTTTAGCAACCCAAGCCTTGTCGTCTTTAATAGTAATAATTTCATCCATCATCTTCTCCTTAAAATGGTGCTTCTTCAGGCATGTATGCCTCTCTTAAAATAGTAATCTTCTCTATTGACTCGTAGTCCTCAGCGAAGTTCTCTGCTTCTTCCATCGTATGAAACCTTCTTACACGATTACCGTTCTCATCCAAAATCTGATACCAAATTACCTTATGTTGTGCTCTAAGCTGTCTCATTAACAATCTCCATAACTAGCTCCCCAATTAGCCTCACAAGCCACAGGCAATCCTTTAGCCCACTCAGGTGCAGTGGACATCACCTTGATGATGTACTCCAACGCTTCATCTTTCTCTGATTCGTGCACTACACACACCGCTGCGTCGTGAACCGTCAGCGCCACTGGATAGCGCTTATTGATTTCAAGCATTTGCTCGCCCACGACGATACGTGCTAGAGCTTGAACTACGTTTTCCACAACTGACCCACCCCATATGTTCACGGGGCCCTTGCGTGACTTGTACACGTATCCGCTATTAGATTCTTCATTGGTCTCTAACTTAAGTTCTGGGTAACGGATGTATAAGCCGTTGGGTAACTTGATGCCAACACTATCAATCTTCAGGCACTTATGTTTGCCATACCAATATGGTTTTAAGTCTTTATTCCAATCAGCCAAGTCTTTAAGAACACCATCGCCCGTTCTCCATAGCTTGATAATTTGTTTGTTGGTATCTCGGTACAGGTCAACAATCTCCTTGCACTTCTCTTCAGTGAGGTCAGCGCCAGGCGGTTGTGTTTTCAACGTGTGTTGTAGTTTTAGCGCACCCGTTCCGTATCCGAGTCCGAGAATACACGTCTTGCCAACGAACCGTTCAATTGGGTCTTTCTTACTAATTTCTCTGTCGTATATTTTCGATGCAAATATAGAATACACGTCGTCTCCATCCGCAAACTGCTTAACCACATCATCCTGTCCAGAGAGCCACGCAAGTACCCGTGCTTCAATTTGAGATGAGTCACAGTTGATGACAATGTGGTCATCAGGCGCAAGCACTGCGTTTTTGAGAGCCTTTTTCTTTTTATCCCTGCTCGGTAAGTTTTGGAAATTAACTTTGTCTGAACCCGCCCAGCGACCAGTATGCGCACCATAATACTTAAGGGGGATAGGCAGTTTGCCCTTATTCCTCGCACCAACTGAAATAAAACGCTCAATGCGAGACTCCTCTATGGTTGATTTAGTTCCTAAACGAACGGCACACAACTGTTGTATGAACGCGTCTTCATGTGCAGTCAATGCGATAAAACCTTCATCGTTCTTAGCCAACGCAAATGTCTGTTTGCCTGTTGCCTTGCTTTCTTTCATCGGCGGTTTAACACCGAATTCCTCAAGCACTTGTGCGAATTGCTTATTACTAGCCAGCTTCTTGCGGACTTCTTCCTCTGTCTCGCACCCAAGCTTTTCCTTAAGACCACCAAGCAGTTCATATTTCTCATTCTTAATATCCTCTAGTCTTCCTTCAAGCAAGCCATCATCTACATGGAACACAGGGTTAATAAACATACGTAGAGTCATATCTATCAAATCTAGTTCTTCTTGCGGAAACTCGCTCGACAATATTTGGAAGAGCCTTAAAGTTAGGTCTACGTCGTTCTTGCAGTACTCGCCATATTGGGCAAGCTCCCTAGAGGTGAAACCAGTTATTTGCTTGCCCTTGGCTTCAAGAACTTCCGTGCCTTTAGCGCCGATGTTATAGCGTTCAGCCAACTTAGCGAGGCTACCTCCAGCATCCACTCCATGAACTGCACGAGCCATACACAGTGTGTCTAAATAATATTTTGGTCGAACGTCAAATCGCCATGCCAATATCGCACCATCAAACAAAGTGTTATGACATAGCAAGGCAGAGTCCGCCCAATCGTATTGCGCTAAGTAACGTTTCACGTCAGCGTGAGAACCTGAATACCAAGTCGTAGGTTCATCGTTAACTTTGACACCCACACCGATAACCTCAAACTTCTTACTGCGGATGTATTCCTCAGTAGTGAATTTCGTTAGCGAGTAGTCTTGAGCGTAGTAGGTCTCAAAGTCTAGTGTGATTAAATTAATTTTCTTCCCCTATATGTACATACTTGCCATCTTCATCTTCGGGTACATTAAAGTTATAGTCTACGTAGCTATCTTCTGCGCCATATTCACAAAAAAGTTCATGTCCATCCATAAACCCTTGTACTACATATTTATAGTCGGGGTCTTCCTGTCCCCAAGGAGCGTCTAATTCGTAGCCAGACTTTCCATAAAAGAAACCATAGCCATATGCCGACATCCTCTCCCAATCTCTTGAGGTCAGCTTTTTGTCTCTTACTTTTTTTCCTATTGGGTTCACTTAAATCCTTAAATAGCGTGGTGCATAGTTACAAAAATAGGGAGACAAGGTTGAACCCTGCTCCCTAAGAATTACTTAGTTAAGTTTGCAATCTCTCGATTAAGATACCATTGAGCCTTAAGTAAGTCTTCCTTGCGATTACCCTTGTGTTCTGCACGAGTAATATACTTCACGACGTTACCCAAGTTATACGCTAACTTCTTCGCCTCAATGAAATCAATCGTCTCAATGCCACCTACCTTGTAATGCGCTGGGTGATTGATAGCATCGCTGATGGATGTATTAGAAGTGAACAACTCCATCATACGTAGCGGTGGACGCATCTTCCCACGACCCCGTGAAATGTTATGCACCATATACTGCATATCCGCTTTAGCGTTCCTTTCTTTAATTTCTACATCAATCTTCTTAGGGCGACCCATCTTCTTTGGTTTAGTAGTTTTCTTACGAGCTTTACTCATAGCGTTATAGACTGTTGCAATAGGAATCCCTGTCTGTGTTGCGACTTCCTTAGCGGACATATTAGGATTCTCTGCTACCATCTTACGCACTTGTGCTGATTTACTTTCTGAGTGTTTCATTTACTTCTCCTTTTTGGTTGAACTACGTTTTACTGCGGTTATCCCATGTTCGGGTTCTTCTTCCATCATGGCTTTCGCCAACTTAGTCGATAAGCTAGGAATCTCTTCAACGGTGTAATCACCATTCATTAGAAACCCAACCATCGCAAGTCCTTTATATACCTTGAAAAGGTATTCGTTATCTTCTTCATTCATGATAGTATTTCCTCATAGTGGTCTCAAACTGTTCCAGATTCTCTTCGTTAACAATTACTGAGATACCACCTGATGCCTCAATCTCTGCTAAGTTTTTCAACTGCAACGCAGTAGGCTTACCCTTACCTGCCTTGCACTCAACACCAATGAATCTTCCTTTCAAACATACTAAGAAATCAGGAACTCCACTAACACCGTAACCGCCTGTCGCTGGCATAGCATAGTAAACACCCATGCTCTTGAATAAACGCTTAACTTTATCTTTTACTTTTCCTTCAGGTGTCAAAGACATACTCTTCTCCTATCTATCGTTTCACCCTTCAGTGAAAGCAAATCTTGGTGTGGCAGTATGATGCAAAAATAAGAATCACTTGCTCGCCAACCAATCTCATCAAAGTCAGGGTTAGGCACGTCAGCGTTGTATATCTGCATCTTTGCAATAGCCTTGTCTGATTGTGTTTGATGTGGCGATGCCAATATCATTGTGAGCTTAGACTTGATACAGTCAGGTAGCGTATCTTCCTTGTAGTGTCGGACATGATTATCTCCAACGAACACATGGTAAGTGTCGCCTTCTCTCATAACAGGCACTCGTGTCAGATTCCAATTAGTGCGATGGACAATAGGTGCTAGGTCTGTGAACATGGTATTAGCATCCAAGTGAGAAAGAAGTGGGTTGGGAAGTTACGACAGGCAGTAAGCACTTCAATGTCTTTCCAGTAATTACTTTCCTTGGGGATGAAACCGCCGAACACATCGTCACCATGAAACTTGCCCTCAGTGGATGCCTTGAACATAGTCGCAATAGGAATGATGTCAGGGAACTCATCGAGGTTAGGCACTCGTCTGAAGTCCTCAACAATGGCATACTTAGATTCTTTTCTAACACTGTTTGGCATATCAACTAATTCTCTCTTCACTTTGGCAACTAATAAACTGTGTTCACTGTCAGCACCCACAACATAGAAGGGGTTGTGGAACGCTCTCTGCACTGCTTGTTTCTTCTCTTCTTTAATTTTATCCGCTAGCTCGTATTTGTCAAGTAATTTTTTACATATATCTCTATCTAAAATGTAGTTAGGTGTACTAGGACTTTCCCCTAGATATGAACGTATCAATGCATGAGCCATCTCAGGTGTTACTCCGTATATATCTTTAGAGTCATTACCGAAAGAGGATGCGTAATTGCTTATCGCACTATCCCAAGTGTCACACAACGGTGACATGACTTTCTCAACGCTTGGCACAACATTGTTCTTCTTCAACGAACCCATCAGCGTAGGTAGCTTTACGCTATGTAGTGTTTCACGGTCTGCTGAATCACTGCCTCGCTCCTTCTGATAGAATGGGCTACGATAGTTATACAGCACACCTGATGAGTCTTTCTCTGCCCACACTTTGCACACAGGTAGTCCGTTAGGATATGCCATGTAATACTCATTTCTTTTAACACCATCCCACCTACTTGCAACTTCAACTACACGAAATACTTTTAAGCCATACTTGAAAGATACTTCTCTCACCAGAGGGAAGGCTTCATCTTCCATTAGGAGTTTCTCTCCTGATTCCATACCATCAAACATATATCTACTCATCATACTTCTCCTTAGTATTGTTCAACTTCTTTACCATCAACTGTTATAGTTACACCCCAATCACTCGCTGGGTAACGCTTACCCATTTCATAGTCTATGGGTTTCATAACCGAAGGATTGTTACGGAAGATTTCCTTGTTCAGTTTGCGTCGCATAGCATCATAGACAGACTCTAGGTTTAGAGGATTAGAACTGTAATAGTTATTCGTGGACTCGTGATAACAAACTCTGCGTCTCACATTCATGACATCGTGAGCGATGCAATACAACATAGCTGAATCCAATGGTGCGGTAGACAATCTACTCTGAGCTTCACTGTGTAAGTTATTAGTATCAATACTCATACCCCATCCATCATTATTCTTAGTAATATCCAACTCTTTTACTAAGTCGTGTGCCATAGCTATGAAGTCCTCAGACCTCATCGACTTCATCATCACATCAGAGACCTTGTAGAAGTCCACATATTGTTTAAGAAAGTCTTTAGCCACCTTACGCATAACACGCTGACCTGTTACTTGGTAGGGAGTGAGAGCTTGCATTGTGTCGCAGTCAAGTCGCATACCTTTGTAAATTGGGTGGAATACATTACTTCTTGTGGCGGTATATACCATCCCACCATGTCGTGAACTTCTAAAAAAGTAACCATGAGCCCACCCTGACATAATGGTATTGTCGCCCTGACCATAATAACTAGCGGTAAACTCAAACGAGTTATCAGGTCTGATGATGCCAATCTCTCGTGGATGATTCTCATACCTAACATACTTCATAGGGTCGGTATCATCTCGCCAAGCTATGTCGTGATAGTTTTTAATCCCCTGAGCCTCTGCATTTATATACTCTTCCTTCGTGACTGCAAACTCTTTCCCACCATACCCATAGGTGATTCTGTAAATCGTATCGTCACCTTCTTTGTCCACATAGAAACACTTGGTGTTATGCACCCTGTAACCTATCGGAAAACGATTCGTTGAGCCACGATACGGCTTAACCGTTTTAGTAATCTCGGTCAATCTTTTGTAGTTGATATATTGCATATACTTCTCCTTAGTCTTTGTTGTAAATAACTTTCTTACCTGTTGGCACAGTCAAGTCACGGTTCATGGTAATCATCCATAAGGTTGGTGCTTGAATATTCCACACGATGTCATGCTCCACATAACCATCGGTAAAGACCACCACACATTCAGCGTTTATCTTTTCCTTATTTATGTGTTCACCTACACATGAAACGTAAGTTCCACCACCGCCCAATGGTTTCAAAAGCGATGCGATGTTCTGATACTCATCTTGCTCAAACACCTGTTCACCATGCACTTGCGTATCCCACCACAAAACACGAACCTTTTCAGGTTGGGCTATCTCACAGATTGATACC